ACTTTGATAATAAACCGCCTTGTCGTTGCTCTTGCCGGATAATCGTTCTAACCGCATTGCCGATCATTTGGCCGAGCTGCTTCTGATCCTGAGTATTAGCACCATTAGTATTAACACCTGAATCATTTACATACACTTGGATTGTGACAGGTTGTGCATTAGAGGATGTTACTCTCTCCAAACTCCCACCAGAGTTAATGGCATTCAACGTATCAACACCGACTCGCTTAGTCGCTGCGGCATTAAGTACATATTCTTGACCATGAACTACACCAGCAACATCACCACGGCCCATGTTGCCTGTGTAGCCGCCTGAAGAGAAGCCTTGCGGAGTTGCAGCTTGGATGAGAGATACAAATGTACCCGATTTAATTGTCGCGATCGCTGCTGCTGCTGCTTTTTGGTACCAAGTACCTGGCTCATTTGCATAAGCATCTGAAGCAGCTTTCCACATATTCATACCAGCCTGCGCCAATGCGAATGCCCGCTGACTTTCATAAAGAATGCGGTATGCACTTGATGACTCACCAAGCATATTTTTAAACATGCCAGCCAATGCCCCTGTGACACTAGCTCCATAACCCAACTGGAGATTCATTGAATCATTTTGATAAGTTGATTCAATTAACTTCATGCGCTCTGTATGCTCCGCCCAAATTTGCTCCCTTTGAGCTGCTATTTCCTGCAAGTTTGCATTTG